CATCCCCTCAAGGCGGGTAAACAACTGCGTCTCTAGCTGCTTATATGCGTCGGTCTGCATAGCTGGAGTGATTTCGCCAAGAGCGGTACGTATCTCGTCTCGCTTAGCGTTCTTCTCGTCAAGCTTGCCCTGCCAGAACTCTTTACGAGCAGGGGCTGCCTTGTCAAACCGTGCTTGTAGGTCTGCAATCTCGCCGTCTATCAATCGCAACGACTCATTATTCCGCTCATCGACCAACGCTTGACGTTCGTTGTAGATCTCGTCTAATTGTGAATTGGTCTTTTCTAAGGCAAGGCCAGACTGCCCTTTCGCTTTTTCTTCAAGTTTCGCGGTTTTTCTATCAAGAACCGTGATCCGACCTCGGGCTGCAGAACCTTTTATTTCGCGCGAGTCGACCCCTAGCGCGCTATTGCTCTTTGCGTACGCGCCTGATGGGACTTGATAGTCCACAATCTGGTCTCGCGGTGTAGCGACTGGTGGGTTGTACTCAACCCCCATAGTCTGTGCCATGTCGGTCAGGATTTCTTGGCGCTCTTGCTCGGTACCTGCAGCAGCTAGGGCGGATCGGAACGCTCGCGACATGCCCACATCGCCTGTCGCATCAACAGCTGTCACAACTGCTGTCTGCTGTTCTGCGGCTTGGGTGCGAGAAGCGACAGCCTCTCGGTTTAGCCCTTCTTTCGCCATAAGCTCAGCATAGCCTTCGCCACCCAATGCTGTTATGCCGATCGTGGGGAACTCATTACTTATTAATTTAGCTGCTTGGTCAAAATCTAAGGCAATAACTTCTTCGCCTTCTTGTATACCACCTTGCGCAGTCATCACGCCTTCGCGTCCGTCTTTATAACGACCCCGAACGATTGCTTTTCCGGGGACTGTCGTTCGATCAATCGCCGTAAAAGTAAAGCCCTCTGCGCGGGGAGTATTATTAAGAGCGGCTAGACTAAACCGGTCTGTCTGTCGGTTGGCACCTGACTGTAAGTCAGACGCTAATGTATCTACTTTTAGGTACTGCGACTCGCCGGGGTTGTAGTAGCCTAAGGCTTGCCCTAACGCGAAAGTATTCTCGGCACCTAATTCAGCCTGCTCCTGAGAAAACTCAGTCGCTTTTCTGCCCTCTTCAGCCTGAGCTATCTTTAGGTTGCCCTCGGAAACCCCTACCTGACGTTCGTTAGTGGTTGCATTACGCTCGTTAACGGTAGCGGTGCGGTCGGCGATCTTGTTCTCTTCTTCCCACTGCGCAACGCGGTCTTCGTGTTCTTTAGCCGTTTGATTGAGTCTGCCTCTCTCAAGACGCAAGCCCCTGTCAGCCTGATCAAGCTGTCGGTTTCTAGCAGCGTTGTCTTTCTGCTGTTGAGAAAACGCCTGAACACCCTGTATACCCGCGAGCAGACCTCCACCAAAATCGCCAACTGCCATATCGCCCCCTTAAAACGCGAACGCCATGATAGCCATCGCGCCGAGGCTACCAATCGTTGAGTATGTATTGGCGCGCGACTGGGCTTTAGCTGCTGAGTAAGCATTCTTACGTTGTGTCGCGTCAGCTGCAGCTGCACCCATTTGATCAAGAGACGATCGGTTCACGCCCTGCCCAATGTTGATTAAGTCTCCTAACAAACGAGTATTCGCTTCTCGTTGAGCGATTCGGGCGTCGTTTACAGACTGGATGCCGCCAAGTGTGTTTGCACGCTGTAACTGCCGCTCTTGCTGCTGCATTTGTGCAGGCGTTAAAGAAGCGCCATAGCGTGAAGCGTTTCTAGAAGAGATGCCTGCTGCTAAGCCTTGGGCTACTCCAACGTCCTCGCGAGCCTGATCAATAAGACTGGTGTCGTTCTGCGCCTGCTCAATGAGCTGCTCTTCAAAACCTCGATAGTTGTTGACGTAGTCGAGATACTCGTTGCGTGTGATCTGGGCGTACGTCTTATCGGGGTCTGTGACTGTAGGAAGACCAGCTGTGGACCCGAAATTCTGATAGACGCCTCCACCTCTTCGACCGCCGCGCCCTCTGTAAGCAGTACCGCCCAAACCGCCGCCAGTTTTACCGGGCGGTAGTGGTTTAACGCCCGCAGTGCCGGGAGGGTTAGGGCCAACCACGCCTCTGTCCTCAATATAGTCAGGCGGTAGTGCCATGCTTATGCTAGGTGACATGACCATAATTAACCTCCAAAGAATCCTGAGAACCCAAGACGGTTTTTGAAGCCAGTAACTTGCTGACCTTGCGCGTCGACGGGGGTAAAGATTCCGCCGCTCACCTGCTTCGGCGCTGGTGGTCCATAGCCATCTCCAGCCATTTCACCGTCTTGAGTGTTATCCATACCTGTGGTCTGGCTGTTTTTGATGCCTTGCATAAGTGCCGCACCCGCGACCTGTCCTGCAGCATTGAACTTAGCCTGTGCTACCTGCTGCTTCGCCCGCGCGCGTTCCAACGCTTGCGAGGTAGCGAGGCGAGACGCCTGCGCCATGCCACTCTGTGCGTCTGCTGCCTGTCCTCGCGCGGTGCCCAACACGTTGGTTCTCATCTGGTTCTGGACGTTTTTAGCATTCGTATTCGCGACGCCTAACTGTCCTTGATAAGCCTGTGCCATATCACCAGTGGCGGTTGTGCTCTGTGTCTGTCGGTAGTTTGGTTGAGATGTGAGCGCCTGCATGGTGTCCGCATTCGCGCGGCCTCGCAGACCTGAAGACACGTCTTCGGTCATGGACTGATCACGCATTTGGGTGAGTAACGGGTCGTACTTCTCTTTGAAGTACTGGTACTCAGCCATTGCGACCGACGCTGACGCTTTTTCTGCGTCAGACGCTTCGTAGTCTTGTTGTTTCGGCTTACTTCCCATCGTCTAAGTCCTTCGAATAAACAACTGTTTCGATATCCCACCCTAGTTCTGTTAGGTAGTTCTGCATTTTCGGAACCCGTGACCTAACAGTTAGCTTGCTGTAACCCGCCTCCTTGGCTATCCGCATGAAAAACGCCTCATGCACGCTGACCAATCCTTGGCCTTGGTAAACCGCTGCGGCGAGCCAAACCAGTAACGACCGCTCTCCGCTGTGTGGATCTGTCTCACCTGTAGTGACTACAAACCCTTCATCCGTGGTCCAAAGGTGCGCCTGCTCATTAGTACATGCGGCGTATACATCCTCTGGCCTAAAAGATAGGTACTTATCCTCAGCGAGGATGCCCTCTATCCCCGGCTTGACCCAATCCCACTCGCGGCGTATGTCCGCGAACACAGGGTCAGCGCGTTTCTCTTCCATACCTATTTCTCTTCCTAGATAGCGGTGCATACAAACCGCCGTACTTCACCTTCCTAGCTACACCTTCATCAGCGTGGCGAGCGCGTCGCTCCGCGTTAGTAAGGTGCTCGTTAAACAATGACCCGTAGACTTGCGCTCCTGCGAAGTCGGTCCAGTCTTTACTTGGGAGGCGCAACAGACGGAACAAAGCGCCCGCTACAATTGCATCCCTATAGTCGTTCATTACATCGTCGTCACACGCAGTAGACTGATGCGTGGGCTTAAGCTGCACACGGAGTACTGTCGATGACGCTTTGGTCTCGTTGGGCACTGGCACCAACCAGAAGATCGACTGAGACTGCTTTACGTAGTACTCAGGCTCACCGTAGTAGTTGCTATCGCGCCACTTAGGCTTGCGCTGCTCCAGCAGATTAGTGCTAATAGGCTCAAGATCGCGACCTTCGTGAACTACCCACATGATCTTGTGCACAGCGGTCTGGTTAGGCGCTTCAAGATCGTACTCAAAGATGCCGTTAACCGTGGTCACGGGGTCTAGCTCTGCTTGGTAGACGCCTGTCTTCTCGCAAAGCTCGATAACAGCTGAGCGAACATTGTTTTCAATCAGCGTATCGGGACAACCCGGAACCATCGGGAGGATCTCTGGCAGCAAGGACTCATATGCTATAGCCATGCTTTACCCCATAGGTGTCGTTGGCGCGGGTCGGTTCTGATCTACGTTTGGTGTAGTTATAGCGTCGACCTGACCTTTACCTGTCACTGACGCGGTAAAGATCTGGTAGTGGTTAGCAGCACGCTGGGAGTTACCTGCGTACTCTGCGTCTTTCATATATGCCATGTAGAGAACGTAGTTCATGACAGCGTTGGCATAGATGTCGGGGATATCGAGGTTATCTGACTGCGCGACCGCTGAAGGGTTTGCAGAGTAGATAATCTCTAGGTAAGAATTACCACTAACACCGGGGTAGACGTAGAAGTTACGGGGGTTAGCCTCGTCGTATATGTAGTGCTTAATAACGGACGTGTGTGCCGCATCGCCGCCAACCGTGGGGTCGTGCCAGTCAGGTGTCTGGGCATCGAGTACTTCGCGAGAAACCAACCGAACTGATCGCTTACCAGTGCCATTAGAAGCAGCAGACATGTTTCGTACCGCTCGCAGCAAACGGTTGCCGCCACTGGGTATGGTTTGCTTGGTGCCTGTTACGAGAGTTACCGTCTCGTTCTTTGCTGATGCATCTGGCTTTAAAAGAGCGATTTCTCTCTGTGCGTCATTGATCCACAGCACTAGCTCACTGACTACTGGCCAGCGAACACCTGTGGTGTCTTGCAGCGTTGTTTGGACGCGGTCGATAACACTTTGTACTGTGACTGACATATTTACCTCTTACGAGTTTAGGGCCGTTTCCCAAGCAGCGAGACGCTCGTCTGTTGGGACAGTACGCCCTACGGCCTTGTTGACGACAGCAGCCTTAGGGGTGCCATCGGCTTTAAAATTCTGTGGGTCACCGTCCTTGATCAGCTCTTGCATCACAACGACGACTTCGTCGGTATCTACAGGCTCTTCGTAGTCTTTATCAGCTACAACCTCTACCCGACCTTCAACTTGCTTTGCGCCCATTTGCATGGCCATCAAACCAATCTCTTCCGCTACCTCGCGCTCTACACCTGCTTGGAACAAAACAACTGCTCCAGAGGTCAACGCGATACGGAGATCCTGTTCGCTAATTACCTTCATTCTTTCTCCTTAGAAGAAGTAAGCCCCTCCGAAGAGGGGCTTGCCTGTCTTACTGCGCAGTGTCGAGACAGATCACGCCAAAGTCTTGGACTGATCCGCTTACGTCACTGTTGTACTTAGGCTTGCGAAGGCCGAAGATCTTGCCGATTGAGATACCAGCTTGGTTCTCGTAGTCGAAAGTATCTTCAACGATATCGGGGAGGCCGATATCAGCCATTGCGAGCGACTGAGCACCGCAGAACAGAGCGCGTGCTCCGCTTACGTCTGCATCTGCGCCCCACTTGTAGCCAGCCGCGCCAGCATTTGAAGAAGTACCAGTGGTAGCGCCTTCAGTGCTGAATACGTGACGGAACTCGTGGATCATGACGCCGTC